AGTAAAATCCCCGAAAAGTGGCTTCGTGCCTGGCTTTTCGGGGATTTTTGTTTGGCTGGGAGATAGCCTTTGGAGGGGAATGTGGGCGCTAATTGCCCTAATTTCCCGGAAAGTTTTTTTGAAATGCAAGTCAAGATGCAAGTCAAAAAGGGCAAGAAACAAGTCAGCCGGACTGTGTACAGGACTTTTTGAGGTAAGTGTCCAGACGATTTATTTTCTTCTTCTTGAATTTTTTGTCGAGGGCGGTATAGATGCCAAGCGTGACCGAGATGTCTTTGTGGCCCATCTGGTCGCGGGCGGTCATGACGTCCACACCGGCAAAGTACATCAGAGTGCAGAAGGTATGGCGGAGCTGGTGCGGGGTGAAGGTGTCGATGCGCATGGGCAGGCCGCCCGGGCGATTTTTGTTCTGCTGGCCGTCGTAGCCGTACTTGACGTTCAGGTCGCGCATATAGCTTTCCCACAGACGCTTCCAGCCCTGCTCGGTCATCTGCTGGCCCTTGTGGTTGTGGAGCACATAGAAGCAGCCATCCTGCTGGGTGCGAAGATAATCGACAAGAACTTTGGGGATGCTGACGACGCGGACGCCGGCAGGGGTCTTGGTGATCTTGACTTTCTTGGCGCGGAAGTCGTAGCCTTTGTTGACCGTGATGGTGGCGTCGTCAAGGTCGATGTCGGCCCAAGTGAGGGCGGTGGCCTCGCTGCGGCGGAGGCCGGAGTAGAGCAGGAGCATGGCGGCTCGCTGGGCGGCGTGGGGTGTCTCACGGATCCAGCGCTGCTGCGCCTCAGTGAGGGGGTCGCGCGGCTCTGGTGCAGCCCCGGCGGGGGTGATGGTCTTGACCAAAGGGTTGTACATCACGATCTCCGGGATGGCGAGGTCATACGCCGCCTTGGCGCTGCCACGCAGGTTGGTGAGGGTGAAGTGGGAGAGAGGCGGCTTGCCGTCGTGCCAGTCGGCCAAGTTGTTGAGCACCTTCTGGAAGTCGGCCGCGCGCAGCTCAGACGCCGGGACGTCCACCAGCTCGCCCCAGTGGGCCTTATTGGTCGCCAGTCGGTCAATGCTTTTCTGGCCGATGCCCTTTGCCTTTTTGGCGGCAATGAGGTTATCGTACAGGGTGCCTAAGGTAGCTTCGGCCTGCTCCGGGTCCATGCCCTTGCTGACGGCAGAACGGAAATCATCTGCAGCGGCCTTGGCCTCACGGAGAGTCGAGCCATAGAAGGTCTTGTATTTGCGTTTCCCGTCCGGGCCTTTGCCTAGGTAGACCTGACAGGAATACCGTCCATCGGCACGCTTCTTATTTTTGGCCATAAAAACTCCTTTCCGACTTGCTTGCCGATGCACATGAGGTATGGTATACTGGATGTGTCAGCAGGCAAGTCACATGATCATTGTGCGGATCGAAACCGACATTGCACCCCTATGCGCACCCCGGCAGCTTTTTCGTACAAGGCTGCCGGGATTTTTTTGCACGAACGCCCCCGCTGGTGGAAACACTGGCGGGGGCGTTTGGTTATGTATCGGCGCGCAGGAGGTCGGCGGGTCTGATGTGCAGGATGTTACAGAGTGCAAAGAGATTATCTGTTTTGGGCTGGCCTACGCCTCGCTCATAATAGCCGATCGTACCGGTGGTGACATCGAGCTTTTCCGCCAATTCCTTCTGCGTCAGCCCGGCGGCCTGCCGTGCCTCCCGGATGATGCGGGCAGATTCGGGGTGGGGACGGGTGGACATAAGATTCATCTCCATTCAAAATATTGTAAATACTAAAAAAGAGCACCTGATAAGGCGCTCTTGAAATGTTTTATTCGGAAGGTACGGTGACATGAATCTTCTTTTTGGATGGAACATAGTTGGGGTCGTATCTCTTACTCTTTCTCTCCAGCTTCTCAAAATTACAGCATACCTTTTGGTAGAGAGGAATTTTTCGACTCAAAGCCCGGCGGTAAGTGGTCTGAGCGCGCTGAAGAATAAGGTCTCGATTTTTGTTACAGTATTCAAGTTGGTTTAAGAGAAGCATTTTATACTTCGTATCTCTAACCGCCTGAATGTCAAATTTAATTAAACAGGAATCCAAAACGGGAATCATATTATTGAAACCCATCACACCAAGGCGACCTTCATCCAACTTCATGACAGGACCGCCACCTTTGATATTAGCGTGATTATCTTTCGGAGACTCTAAAGGAACATAATAATCGACGCCATTAATAGAAAGTACCACTCCGACATACGGGCGACGCTGACCTTTATTATACTGGACTCGATTATCGATGCTATGTAAATAGCTGACATAGTGTTCATTTATGTGGTAAAATTGAAACTTCCCCATGATTCAGCTCCTTTAACCCAAGAAGGTGCGGAACAGCTAGCCGCCCCGCACCCTTTTTCATTCCTCACTATACGGCAGAGGTTCTCCGCTTTTTTAATTCTCTACTCACGGTAAGAGCTCACCGCTTTTTTAATTCCCCTATTTTTCATGGCAGGGAGGGGTTACCCTCTTTCAGCGGACAAGCAAAGACAAAGCAGTCTTTTCATGTCATGGCAGGAACTTGATGTTCTTGCACCCTTATTATACGCCCAATGAGCATAATTGTACACGAAAAAAAAGTGAAATGTTGCTTTTGCAACAAAGAAAATCCCAAAATACTATTGACACGCATATAAAATTAAAACTTTATTCACATTTCTGACACATTCGTGTCGGGGATTTTTTTATTTATGCTTCCTTTGCGCCCACGCCAGGCGTAGAACATTTATGATATAGCGTCAAAACAAGCATCATAACCAGCATCATAGCCCTCTGTATAAGCTTCACTGTAACCATCTGCCATACCGTCAATATGACCTTCTTCCCAGCCGTCATCCCAACCGGCGTCATAACCTACAGAATAACCGGCGTCATATTCATTACGAATTGATTGATTTTCTTCACGGCAACTGTCGTAACCATCATTCCAGCCTTTATTATAAGAACTCTTGTTGATTCGATTGGTTTCAAAATCATCGCCGGCCCTAAAACCATCGTTCCAACCGGCGTTATAGCTATCATGACTTGCTTGAGAAACGGCATTTTGATAATAGGGAGAGGTTGGCTGATAGAAATTATAATATCCCTCACCAAGACGAATTCCGAAGTATAGCCCAATACTAAGAAAAATAATCAATAGAAAAGTCTTGATAAAAATAGCAATAATAGACCGATGGACATGGGTGCTTTGCTCCACAATAAAGCCCTCCCTATATGCATTTTTACAATCATAGAGGAAAAAGTGGAGAGATGTGAAGTGTCAAAATTACCAAAGATTTGATATAAAATTTGTTTTGTTGCTACGGCAACGTGAAAAGGCTCTTGTGCAGGGATGCACAGGAGCCTTTTTTGCTTATTTCAGCCTGCGTTGGCGGCTGTACCAGCGGAGGGAGAGACAGCGGCCTCCGCTTTTTTCTGCGCAAGAAGTTCCTGACGATAGGCTTCAACTTCGGCATCGACGTCCAGCGCCGAGGAAGAGACAGACAACTCTGCGGCCAGAGAATCGACGTAGCGAAGGATAGCCTCCTGATCGGCAGTGCTGAGCTTGAGGAAAGCGGAGATGATGGCTTTTTTCCGCTCATCCAGATGATACTCGGCGGCCAGACGGTCAAGAGAAGATTCTGTGCTCTGGTCGAACATCTCGCCTTCGCCAGTGCGCAGCCACATTCCATTGACACCAAACTCGCGGCAGATAGACGCAACTGTCTGCTCGGTCGTTCCGTTTTTGCCACTCTCAATCAAGCTGATGGCTGATTTGCTCAAACCTACACGCTTACCGAATTGCTCCATTGTCAATCCGAGGGCTTTACGTGCGGCTTTGATTCGCTCGTTCATGGTTTTCACCTCCCTTCGACGCTACTATAGCACATCAAGTTCAGAAAATCAACACGAAATGCAAAGAAACACTTGACAAAGGTAAGATTATAAACTAAAATAAACTCGGAAAGTTCAGATAGAAAACTTTCTGAGAGCGATAACAAACGAGGAGGTTGATAAAATGTCAGTCGCAGAGATGAACGCCAGTAGCTTGCTGGACAAAATGAAGACTCTGCCGGAGGACGTGCAGGTAAAACTGGGGTACATGATTGAAGGCGCAGTGCTGCTGGCCACCAGCCGGACAAACGTGGACGACCCGCCGAAGAGTGCGTGAGGGAGGAGGAAAAGTGAAAGAAGCAACCGTTTGGCTGCTGGCGGCGTGGGCGATGAACATTGCAGCCGTGTGGGTAGCGAAAGTATGGCTGCATGGCGAGAGACAGGGGTATATCCTGTTTTCCATCGGCGTGAGCTACTTATACACGGTGCTTGTGCTTTGTGAGTGGCTGGTGCCGGGGTTCACGCAGCTGTAGCAGCTCCTGCCGCATAGCCTCGACGGCTTCATACTCAGCAACCTTGAGTTTTTCTAAAACATTGGTAGATGCAGGAGAAGAGCGAAATTCCATAAGCAGCGCTGAAAGCGCACTGAGTTTTTTACAGGTAGCATCCTCTTCAGAGAAGAGGATCGCATAGGAACAGCGGGCGAGCAAATCGCCGGCGGAAGTACGATCCAGAAGATTCATGCAGCGGTCAGTGGCTTGGAAGAACTGCTGGTAGGCTTCGACTTTGGCGTGGAAAAAGAGCTTGTCGGATTCAAGTCTATAGGCATACAGGTTGGAACTACGAGCAATGAAGACCTGTGCAATGGAAGCGAAGAGGGCGGCTGCGGCGGAGATGAGAGCGGCAAAGGAGGAAACAAGGGTCAATTTTTCGACAAAAGTCATAATTACACATCCTTTCTGAAAGGATTGTATCACGCAGCGGGAAAGCGGACAAGCCGCTGACCCGCCGAAGAGCGCGTGAGGGAGGAGGAAAAGATGGACAACGAAAGCAAAAAGCCCTGCGCTCCTGTGGAAGAGGAGAGCAGGGACTATAACGAGCTGGGGCTGTACCTGCACGGGAAGACTATGCAGACCGCCATGGAGCTGTGGGAGATGCTGCCGGGTTGGATGGAAGCCCGGAGAATGGCTCTGGTTGACCCGGCATACAACCGGAAAATGTCGGCTATGGTCGCTGATCTGGCCGGAACGGTGCAGAAAGCAGCTCAAGAGATGGCCGAATGGGGTCAGGAAGAGTGAGCACCTGTGTTGCAGCACAGATGCCCAAAGGGAAAACGATTGACCCGCCGAAGAAGGCGGGAGAAAGGAAAACATATGAACCGTTACATGATCGTGATCCCGGCGAAGAACCGGAGTTTTTTGCTCAAGTGTGACGAGGGGGATGGCATGAAGCTGGAGACCCTGCAGAAGCTGGTGAGCGGATATGTGGAAACGGTGCCTGCGGCACTGGACGCCACCTGGGCGCGGGAGGAGGCCGACCGGCTGGTGCTGGTGGTGGACGAGGACGGCCGCCTGAAGTGCAAGGCCGCGAACCAGAGGGCCACCAACATTGCCCCAGCGGACGTTACCCGGAACGGGATGCAGCCCCTTGCGGGCGCTGCCGTGCTGGCGCTGGCCCGGGGCGACAAGCTGATGGGCTTTAGCAAGCACGTGGCTGAGGACATCCTGAAAGAGTGGCTGTAAGGAGGGGCTGGCCATGCGGAAGGCAAAAGTCTGGGACGCGAGGCAGCTGCCTGCGTATCTGACCGTGGCGCAGTACGGTGAGCTGATGGGCATCTGCCCGAAGACGGTGCGGCGGATGTGCCAGCGGGGTGAGCTGCCCGCCCACAAGGAGGGGCCGAAGCTGTGGCGCATCGACAAAAACGCAGCGCTGGAGCAGCGGCAGGAGGCTATGGAGATCTGCCAGCGGAACGCCAGGAAGGCCCCGAAAAACAAAAAGCCCGCCGGTGCTGGAACACCGACGAGCTTCCGAGTGACAGGTTGAAAGGGCCTATCACCAGAACGATTTTACCACAGAGAAGGGAGAATTGCAATGAAAATGAAGATACAGGCGCTTTACCTGACCGGCACTGCGCTGCTCATCGGCGCGGCGGGGGTGGGCGACAGCATCACCTTTGACGCCGTGGGCAGCTGGACGGGCGCGGCCATCCTGGCCGTGCTGATGGCCGCCGGCGGCATCGTCTGCTGGGGCTATGGCCGGGGGCTAGAGATCGAGCGGGCGGAGAAGGCGCAGCTGCGCCGGTACTGCCGCAAGCTGAAGAGCTGCCAGAGGGCGGCGGAAGAGAAGAACGACAAGCATAGCGCGTAAAGGAGAAGAGTGCAATGGTACGAATCGAGATTAAGAAAGTGGCGAATGGGCAGATGATGCTCGGCATAGAGGCAAAAAAAGAAGCGCCGGATGAGGTGCTGACGTGTGCCGCCCGCGGCTTTGTGGGTGTGGCAAGGCATCTGCTGGGGCCGATGGCGACCAACCCACAGTTTGCCGAGGAAATTTCGAGGGGTATCAAGGAAATGCTGCTGGATACGGAAGACCTCAAGGTAACGCGGGGCGTAGAGGGCAAAGAAGCAAAGTTTATGGCAGCGCTGTACGGAATGAATGCGGGGGAGCAGGAATGAAACTGGAAGAATACGAGCACATCATGCGCACCGGTACGCCTAGCGACCGGGCGCGGGCCATCGCAGCAGCGAGCAATGACAAGGAGCTGAGCGAAGAGGAGTTCCACCAGCTGACGGCCCTGATCAAGGGGGCCGTGCGGCCCGGCACCCGGAAGCTGACGCCGGACGAAGCAAAGCTGTGGGCAGAGGTGGGCCGGATCAACACCCGGCTGAAGCAGGAGATGGTGGCAGCCAGTTTTACGGTGCGGGCCTTGCCGGGCGACCTGCAGGAGGACGCCATCAACATCCTCTCCAAGACCGTGAGCGGGATGATGGGCGATCTGAGCCGCCTGATGGCGGAGACCGGGGAGCCGTGATGGACCGAAAGCAATGCATCCATGTTTTTGAGATAACCCGCCCGGAATGCCTTATTTGCACCGGGCGGGATGAGAAGTGCAGGGAGTACAAAGAACATGAAGAAGAACAAGATGAGTCTCACGACAGAGCTGGATCTGACGCGGGAGGGGACGGCGGAGATGACGAGGTGGTGCATCCTCATCGCGCTGCATCAGAGCTTTGGCATTGGCGCGGCGCGGCTGAACAAGGTTCTGGCCCGGGCGGAAAAGCTGGGGCAGGAGAGTCTGGATGTGGCCATGACAGTAAACGACCGGGGGATGCCCTCGACGGACAGGAGCCTTGCTTTGCGGCGCAGCTGGATGCCGAGGAATGTAGATCCCGACTTCCGGGTGCCGGTGCTGCGCAGCCCCCGCACCCGGCGGGAAGAGCAGCTGCGGATGGCGGGCGACGTGGCGGCCAGTATGGTCTGGACGCTGTGCGCCAAGGCCTGCATGGACGAGCTGGGCTTCGGCACGGAACGGCTGCTCCGCCTGAAGGAAGAGGCGCTGGCCAACTACCGGCAGGTGAACGAAGAAGGTCACGCGGACGGGCTGGATGTGGCGATGGAGCATCTGCGCCGGTGTGCGCAGGCTGCGCTGAAGGAAGACATCGTGGTGGAGAATCAGCCGGACGAAGACCGGGTCCGGCAGAGCGAACGGGATTACGAGGAGCAGAAGCGGGCGTTTTTGAAGCGGGCCGTGATGCAGCAGCTGGGGCGAAAGGCCGGGAAGGGCGGACTGCGGATCCTGAGCGAAACGCAGATGGAAGAAAAGGCTGCTGCCGCCATGGCGCAGCTAAAGGAGAACACATGGGAAAAGCGAATCTCTACACCGTAAAGGACTACCTGACCGGGGAGGTCCTCGCAAAAGGCACAGCCGGAGAGCTGGAGGCCAGCGGCATCGTGCCGAAGGGCTACCACACCAGCGAGTGGGCCAAGCACGAGAACCAGAAGCGACGGAACCGGAAATACGCAATCTCTTTTGAGGAACGGCAGCCGGAAGTGAAGCGCGGCGAGAAAGGCCGGATGATGAGCGTCTACACCTGCTACAACGCAGCCGGAGACGTAATAGGCGAAGGCACCGCAAGGGAGCTGTGGGAGGCGGGCGTCTTCAGCAACGACAACGCGGCCTACTATACCTACAAAGAACAGGGCGGGCGCTGCATAAAGCGCGGCATCGCAAAAATGACCTGCCGAAAAGAGATGCGGAAGGTCGGCCAGAACAATGCCCGGGGTGAAAAGGCAGACTGCGCCGCAAAGAAGCCGGAGCGGCCCGTCCTGCGGAAGATAAAAGACCCGACGCCGCTGGACTACGACGTCCACGACCTGATACTCTACAACGCCATCGCCAGAAAGGAAGGCCGGCCGGAGTTGACCTACGGCTACTGGGCGGCGGCGGGAAAGCCAGCAAGGCCATAAAAATACAGACAGGCAAGCCCCCGATGGTTTTCCATCGGGGGCGTCTTCGACAAAATATAAGGCGAGATGGGTGCTGCCGAGGAGGCTCGGCGGCAGGCATATCGGTTTATATAGAGGTAAACCTCTCAGCGTTCCCGTCGGCCTTTGGCCGCGCGAGAACGCAGCTCCCCTACCGAGGGGAGCCTTTCTCAAATGAAGCGTCCGGGCGGGCGCTTTGGGGAGCTAGTATACCCGTTATCCCTGTGACGGTGATGGGCCACAGGAAAGAAAACTACACTACCAGCTCAAGGCAGCAGGAGGGTACAGGATGAAGAAGAGATATACCCGGGAGAAGAAAACACTCTGCGGAGAGGGGTACATGGAGGTGGACCTCTACCACATCACACCGGAGGAGCACGCAGCCAAGCGCCGGAAGAAGACGAGGCCCAGCAGCGAGCGGCAGAAAAAGCGGAACGCCCAGCACGCACACCGGTGGAGGGTACAGAAAGCCAACGCAAACTTTACCGTGCTGGGATTTTATCTGACCCTGACCTACATAGACACCTTTTTGCCGGAGAGCATGGAGCAGGCCCAGCGGGATTTACGCAATTACATCCGCCGGGTGAAGGCTGCCATCGCAAAGCTGTACGGCCCGGGCGCCGAGCTGCGGGTCATGGGCCTGACCGGCTGCGGACGGAAGAGCGGGCGGTACCACCATCATCTGCTGGTGGAGTGCAAAGGGCTGACCATGCGGCAGAATGCGGAGTTCCGGCAGCTGCTGGAAGACAAATGGGCCGTGCGCTGGCCGGACGGCAGCGTGGAGAGCCTCGGCACAGCCAACGCTGACCGGCTGAACCTGCAAAACAGGCTGGATGACCTGATCACCTACTTCGAGAAGCACGGACAGATGCGGTGGTACGAGACGAAGAATCTGACACTGCCGGTGGAGCACACCCCCAACGACACCCGATGGAGCTGCAAGCAGCTGCGTAAAGGCTGCACCGACTGCAAGGACAACGCCTACTGGTGGGAGCAGAGATACCCGGGATGGAGGTTCGTGCGGTGCGTCGTGCCGGAGCCGGACGCGCCGGGCGACGAAAAAGAGGGATGGGACGCAGACGAGCTGCGCTGCTATGTGGTGATGGTGAAGCGGGAGGGTGCGAAAGTTCGCACCTGACAGATAAAAAAATTAATTATATTTACATATTGCGCGCGAAACGCGGAAAAACGCTGAATTTGCGCGCAAATCAGCGCAAAAGCGCGCGGAAAGGCGGGGCACGGGTGACAAAACAGCAGAAAAAGGACGTGCGGAAAGGACTGCGGCGATATGGCAGGGCGATGGAAGCGGCCGAAGACACCCCGGACGAGCTGACGCAGGCCTGGGGCCGGG